TAAGGATTGATCATGAGCTCAACTAATCGCGGAACCCAGCGCAATGCAGATGATTACTACGTAACACCGCATTGGCTAATTGAAGATTTTTTAGCAGCATTTGCTGAAAATAATATTTTGGTTTGTTCACCAGATGAAGACCCAAGAGTGTTAGACCCAAGTGCGGGCGGGTGTGATAAATACCCAATGAGTTACCCAACGGTATTAGAGCAAGAGGGCTTTACAGTTGAAAGCTGGGATATTCGCGAAGACTCACGCGCTAACTTAACAGGCGTTAATTTTTTAAACGTCCCTAGTTATGAATCGCGTAAATACGACATGATCATCACAAACCCGCCATTTAACCTAGCACAAGAATTCACTGAGCACGCACTTGAAATGGTTAAAGAGGGCGGTTTAGTGATTATGTTGCAACGCCTTAATTGGTTAGGTAGCCAAAAGCGAAAGCCTATGTGGCAAAAACTGCCATTAGCCGCGGTTTATGTGCATAGCAAACGCCCGGGCTTTGACCCAGAAAAACCAAGCAAAACCGATTCTACCGAATACGCCCACTTTGTATTTTGCAAAGGCTACGAGCTAGCCCCTGAGCTTTTTGTAATTTAACGCCCTAAAACAACACCCAAAGGAATACTAAAAATGAACCCTATCAAAGACCAAGATATATCTAAAAACCAGCAATTACTTAAAAGCATTGTTGAACACGCTATCGACCAAGCTAATTTTACTATTCGCAATTTAAACAAGCGCAGCACCATTGGCATGCTAATGCAGTGCGAAGACACGCTAACCGACTTACTACCAATCGTAAAACTAATTGCCGACGACGACGTTAATTTTGAGCAAGTTTACAGCCAAATGAGCATTGCATTAAATGCCGTACAAATTGGTGGCGAGCCAATGGAAATAGAGCTGTAACCATGAGTTTATGGCCCATAACAAACTTTGACGTATGCACAGCGGCTTTAACCATGGTTAAAGCCGTTGACGATGTTGAGCATAGAGCATTTTTAATAAACGGCCTTAGCCGTTTTACTGCGTTCGGCCAATATAAAATGGTTAAGCAGTATATGGCCAAAATTACCCCGCCTAGTGATGCCTGGTATAAAGACGAGCCCATAAACCCAAGCGAAAAAGCAAACGCTTGGCTTTATGATGAGCTTAAAGGTATTGAACACCGCATCGATGTAACCAACCTAAAAATTAGCGCACCGGCTAAAGCGGCGCTTAAAAAAGTGCATAACAATAATATTCATAATTTTATTGTTAAAGATATTATTCAAAGCGGCCGTGCACCTAGCATACAAGCCAGCTTTGTGCGCCAAACAGCCAGCAATATGGAGTTTGCACAAAAGCAGCGAAATGTAAAAAAGCAACAACCTGTAACCAGCCAGAATTTACAGCAGCAGGTTGGCGATCAGGTGTCTAAATCGGCAATGTCGGTTATTAACGCAATTGACGATGTTGAAGAAGTAAACTTTATTTACCAATGCCTAAGCAAAGTACCCAAGCCACTGCAAATGCGAGTGGCTAAGCGTTTTATTAATAAATACGACACCAACTTAAAAAGTGCGGGTAAAGGTAAAAACGAAACCGACGAACAATATAAAAACCGCTTACTTAAAACCAGCCGTGGCCTTTACGACTTTAGCGGTAACAACACGGGCCATAAAAAGCAGCAGCTAACCACTAAAGCAATCCGTGCCCATTATGAAGCTAACGACTGGTTACGCCGCACGCTTAAAACATTAAAGCCACGCTTAAAAATACTCGAGCAAATAACAAGCGCTATGCCGTTGCCTTGGCATATATTGGCTAATGCCGATAAAACTAAAAAGCATGCAAATGTATTGGCAATGCAAGTGGCCGAAATAATAGCCAACCTTGCAAAAGAGCAGCCCACGTGGGATGCAACCGACATACACGCAAGCGTTAACGAATACGCCGCACAGTTTACTGTGCAATTGCAGTTTGCTGAAAAGGGCGATTACTTAACCGTACCCGATGCCGAAGTAGCGCTTTTAAAAGCGCAAGATCATAAGTGGTGGGCGCGTAAGCTCAAAACGATTCGAAGCCGCTACCTAGAGCACCTAGAAATTGCAACGGGCGAAGTGGGCCGTGATTTATTTAACAGCACAGATAAAAAAGGCAATAAAAAAACAGAGCGCCGTGGTATTAGCGCTTATTGCTCAAAACAAGCAGTGGCCGAATACACCACCAACCAAGAGCGCGGCAAGCGTTACCTAGAAAGCCTAGAATTAGTAAACGAGCAAAACGATGTTATATCGCTAATGAAAGCGGTTGAGGCAGGCGTTGCCAACCCTGAAAACATGCGTAACGAATTAATGCTGCGCATACGCGAAACCGAAGAACTAGCCGATGAAATGGGCTACACAGGTGGCTTTTATAACATTACTGCGCCAAGCCGCTTTCATGCTCACTCGTCAAAGTGGGACGGGTCAACTCCAAAAGACGCAAGCCTGTATTTAAATAAATTATACTCGCAAGCACGCGCTAAATTAGACCGCCTTGAAATACCGTACTTTGGCATACGCGTAGCAGAGCCGCACGCCGACGGCTGCACACACTGGCATATGCTTTTATGGATGCCAGCGCGTTACTACGACAAAGTTAACCATCTATTACGCCGCTACTTTACCCGCGACGACCGCGAGGTATTTTTTAAGCGTTTTAAAAACCGCAAAAACGAACGTGCAAAATACACAAAATCACGCCGTATTTGGGGCTTAAATAAATCAAAAGGCATTTACACTCGCGAGCCTGTAAAAAATTACAACCCAAGTAGTCCACGTTATACCGCAATAAAAATGCTTCCTGCAAAAGTAGATAAAGACGGCAAAAAAACAGGCGGTGCAGCGGCCTACGTTGCTAAGTACGTAAGCAAAAATATAGACGGCTTTGCACTAGCAAACGAATACGATGCCGAAACAGGCGAAAAGCTAACCCAAGTGGTTAACCCAGTTAAGGCATGGGCCAGCACGTGGGGCATTAGGCAATTTCAGTTTCAAAAATCGCCGTCTATTACTATTTGGCGCGAGCTGCGCCGAGTGCGTGAAGAAGTGCAAGGCAATGAAGATTTAGAACAAATACGCCAAGCTGCCGATAAGGGCGACTTTAAAGCCTTTGTTACTTTAATGGGTGGTTTTGGTATTGGCCGCGATGCGCGTTTTAAACCTGCCTATCAACATACCGAATACGGCAACCAATACGCCGAATTTACTAAAACCCTAAAAGGCGTTGAAGACACCTTTGGGCTTTGCACGTTAGTGACTCGCGTTCATACCTGGTCTAAGCAAACCATAGGCACCGCAGCCGCAGAAAACACCACCGTAATTGGTGGGCAGGATGCTAACAACGTCGGCGCAGCCGACCTATCTTGGACTAGTGGGAATAATCGTACGCCTTTAGCTGTAGGGCATACAGACGAATTATTGCTAGATATGATCGGTTTTACTAAAAAACAGATCGCAAGCGTTAAAAAGGATCTGTTAGCAGGTAAGCGGGTTAAAAATAACGGCCTTATTTACCAAATAAAAGACGGCCATTTAGTCACATTAGACGAAAAAGCGCAGCGCCAAGAGCAGCGCCAGCACGCTATTGACTACATAGCCAGCAGTGAAGCTAAAAAAGCGATTCCAGCGGCAGACGAGCAAACATCAGCACCGTGTAAAAATAAGATCAGTGACTTTACCCCTGCACAAATAAGCACCCTTAACCAAGGCGGTATTGTGGTTATTGGTAACCGCGTTTACCACCTGCAAGAGCGCGAACTGCACAGCTTTGAAAAGCTCGATATGGAAAAACCTAAAAAGCAAATAACGCTAAACCCAACAGAGCAACAAATTGCATATGCCCGTGAGCTATACGACTTAGCAACAATGTATGCCGAACTTGATGGCCGAACCGCGCCATCAAGCACCCAATTTAAACACGGTCACGCTGATGTAATTGGCGACCTTGAAATGGCTAGGCTTGTTCTAGCTGGTGAAGCATCAGCAATCAGCGATAACGATTGGTGGTCACTCGATTTAATGGCGTAGGAGAAAAAATGACTATTCAAATTTCAAAAATACTCATGCCAAAGGCATGTATTAGTTGCCAGGCATTTTGCCCAAAGGGGTATGCAGAGGATCAGCACAGCCCGTTTATTACTAAATTCGATAAGCCCGCGCCTAAAACCCAATACGGCCAGTGCGGTAAAACCGATAACAGCGTATTTGCCACCGAAATTTGCACCGGCTATCAGCAAGAACCTAACGCCGATGTATTTGCAGTAACCAACAGACCACAACCAAAACAACAGGAGAACAGTCATGGCCACAGGTAAAGTAAAAGCGGGTGACGTTTTCAATAATTGGACAGTATTAAACGAAGACCGACGCAACCGAGGTGTGCAGCATTTTATGTGTAAATGCGTATGCGGCACTACTCGCGTAGTACGTAAAGATAACTTAGGCCTAGTTCAAGGTTGTGGCTGTGAGCGCAAAACTTACAAAGCCCGCACGGGTGAAACCAAACCACGCACCAAAAAAGCGCGCATTGTGTCACCCAAGCCAGTAAGCACACCTAAAAAATATCACATCACGAAAACCAAGAGCCACGGCCGCAATACCAGCAGCGCAGCAAATCAAACCGCGAGCTGATAGAAGAGCGATTAATAAAAATTCAGTTAGAAAAAGAATTAAGCGAATTATGGTGAACCATGAAACCAACCGTTAAGCGCCGCAACTGGGTATTTCACTCAGTTGTTAAACCAAACAAAAGCGAGCAACCAAATGAAACAAAAAACAGCATTGATGTGGGTATTAAGAGGTTTTTACTTACAAGTAGGCTTTACCTTGTCAGCAGCGGTTTATGAGTTAACCAAACTCGCTGCAAACATTTTATTTTATTAATCAAAAAGGAAACGAACCATGCACCAACAAAATAAACCACTCGACAAAGGCCGTGTAGCTTGTATTGCTGAAAAATACCAGCAAGGCAACACCACCAAAAACCGTTACGCCACTTTAGGCCGAGCCACTAAATGGCCGAGCAGCAACCAAGGCGGCAGCGAAAGCGTAGAGATAGAACTCGACACCATGCCAATAAACCACCAAGGCCCGTTAAAGCTGTATATTTTTTGGGATAGCGAAAGCCAACAAAACCAAACGCACAATAACCAGCCACAAAACCAACAAAGCCAAAGCCAAGGTTATGCGCCAGCACAATACCAAGGGCAGTATGATCAGCAGCAAAGCGCGCCACAGCAAAACCAGTCACAATATAACCAGCGCAGACAGTAAGTAACGCCAACAATCAAAAAGGATAAGAAAATGGAAAACCAGCACAAAAAAATCAAAGGCTATAGAGAGCTTAACCAGCAAGAAATTAACGACATGAATGACATTAAAGCAGAAGGCGAACGCTTGAAAAATGTTATTGAGGCTATGCGTTCTCGCGGTGACACGTTAGATCAGCGGTGGATTTCTATTGCAGAAACACATTTACAACAAGGAATTATGGCTGCGGTTAGGGCGGTCGCTCAGCCAGAGAGTTTTTAGAATGAAAAACACCCACAAAAAAGGCCGCTAAATTAGCGGCCTTTTTTATGGCTATGTATTTTACAAGCCAACTAATTCTAATTGCTGTTCACGAGATAGATTTTTAATAAGCGATGCGGCCAATTGCTGGGTACTTTTTACAGGCGGGTTTAAGAAGTGATCAAACGATTGGGTAATGCGAAACGTCGCGCCGCACTCACGGGTATTAGTACACGAGCAATATAAATTAACAACATGGGCGCTTTGCTTTTCGCGTGATGTAATTGTTGCTTTAGCTTCGCAATTTGGACATGTAACCCGCGCCATAATAACCACCCATCGTTAATAAAATACACTGTAATTATATACAGTTTAAATGTGTTTACCAACTAAGTGCTACTCAGTAAAGACAAACCAAAAATGAATAAATATTCAAATAGTGAATAAAGTAATTTTATATATAAATTCGCGGTGCATAATTGGCGAATAAATATACAGCAAAAAACCGAAACGGGCTAAAATTCACTCCTCCTCGCCAAGCTTCCGACGCTTGAATTTTTTTTGGTGACATTGCGGACATTCTTAGCCATTGAGGGTGGTCGGCTGTAGCCCTTTAAAATCAAGGGGTTCAGAGGATCGAAAAGGATCAAAATAAAAAGATCGCATTGTCACAACTGTGACAGCTTTTGACAAGGTGTGACAACGCTTGCTGAAAAAAGTAAAAATGCTAAGATAACATTACTTAAGTGATGTTTTTATTCGCATGTTTATTCATGTGGAAAAATACCAATGAATAAAAGGTGAATATTTATGCGGTATATAATTAAAGGATCTGAGCCGAGAGAGAGGGTGGAGATGCTTTTAAAGTTCACAAAGATTAAAAGCGAGAACATGAAAGCGGCTATTGTTGATCATTACGTTAACGGGTTAAAAGAGGCTCATGCAGCTTTGCTAAACAATGTTAAACAGCAAAACTTAAACAAGGCTTTAAAGCGTTTAAATGAAATGGCGGGAGTCGTAGAAGAAATAAAAGAATATGATTGGCAAAAGCGCTAGCTAGTCACTAGCACTTTTTTTATTGCCGCCTTTACTTCCCCAAAATGCTCTAAACAATCGCATTAATCCAAGGGTTGAAACGGCAATACCCACTATCACAAATTCAAAGTACCAGGGCGCACCTTCATAACCCATGGCTTGCCAGCCTTTTTGCATATAAGGCTGCATTGCTGGCATAAAGTGACACACAAACAAACCCAAAAAGAATAAAATAATCACTTCATCCATGATGGTTTTATCGCGGTTCTTTAAAACAAGAAAGTCATAATCGGCATCGTTTTGCTCGGCCTGCATACAGCGCTTTGCTTTAGCTTCAAACTGGGCAATTTTAAAATTGTTTTCAGCGCGTGCAACATCGGCCGCCATTTCGGCCGCTATGCGTTTACGCTCAACATAGCCGCCGGTTAAATCGGCTATTGGGTTTGTGATGAATGAAACCAGTGTTTTAAACCATCCCATTATTTACCACCTCTAATTAATTTAATAAAACTCTTTGGGTCTTTGCTAAACGTTTCAACAAATTTATTGATCCCCTCCAAAATGTGCGGGGCCGCATAAGCGGTTACACCAATAACACCCGTTTTTAAGCTTTCATCAAATTGCCGCCACTCGCAAAACATAGCCGCCAAGTAAGCCGCAAAAACAGCAATTAATACACTCATAAAATAATGAAAAAACGTAAACACCTTGCGGTTTAAATACATCTGTATAGCCGCCGCTAAAAAGCTCAACATAAGCAACTGCCCCCACTGTTTAATAAATTCAACTATATCTATCCAGCTCATGCGTCTTCCTTGGGTGTTGGATTAAGGTCTGAATATTCAGGCTCTTTAAATTCAATATGCTGTGCAGCGGGTAGGTAGTTATTAATGCCTTTAACATCAAGCTGCAGTGGTACAACTTCATTGTTGTAATAAGCGCGAGTAATTTTATCTAAATCACCAAAGCCAGCACTGTCACCAGACGACTGGCCGCTTAGCGCTTCTTGCGCACGGTGCATACTTAGCATATCGTTAAGCGTAATTTTTTTAATGCGCTCAAATTCATCCTTAGTTGATATGTCGCCAACGGGCGTTATCTTTATCGACTTTTCAGCATCGGCCTTATTACTGCGGAAATTAAAAAACAAACTTCTAAAATTCCCCACGCCTTTGCTATCGCGTATGGCATTCTTTAGTGCTGTTTCATCGGCATCGCTTAAGTTCGGGTCGGCCATTGAGAATATAAAGCCCATGTGCGCCCCGTTTTTGTAATAGCGGCGCCTAAATAAAGTGGCATCTTCATTGAGTAACGCCGATTGAATACCCCCGTAATACTGCGGTATGCCGTAAATACCTTGGGCGGGGTCGTACTCTTTTACGTGAATAACTTCACCGGCATTAAAGTAAATAGGCTCATAGCTGCGATTACTTATTTGTGCATATACGCCGCGCGTATCGGTATAACGCATAGTCAGTGCAGGCAAATGGCGCAGCTTAATAACCTGCCCAAATGAGTTTTTAATAATCTGCAAATAGGCATTACCACTCCACAGCAAATCAAACGCAAATTTACTAAGGGCTTGATGGCTTAACAGCGGGTTAGGCTTATACCATTTTAAAATCATGTTGCGCTTAAAATACAAAATGGGACCGTGCTGAGCATTAACGCGCAGCAGTTTTACCAAACCTTGTAAACTAATGGGCGGTGCATAAATGCCGTTGCTATCGCTAAACACCCCAACATAATCAGTTAGCCGGTTATCTAAACACGGCTCAGGATCGCCAAAGCTAAACGAATCGGTAACCGCTGTTCGTTGGTTATAGTTAGGCGCATGGCCGTTACTTACTTGTAATCGTGGTTTCATTAAGCTGCAATTCCTACAGAGGTTTGGCGGCTGTGGGCATTGCCGTCCAGTGGTTCAAATTTCATAGCGTGCATAATTGCCCACGCAATATCGGCATGGCCCGTGGTCGCAGTGCGGTTTGTGGCATAAGTAATTTGGTCGCCAACCACTTTGCGGCGAATATTAATAAACGAACTGGCAATATTTACCGCGTCCTGATCAAACTCAAAGCGGCGGTTTTTAATTACGTTAATGGCCTTAATAACCAGTTGGTTTTTAATAATGGGGTTGTAATGTATTGGCTCAGCGTTCGGGTAAAATTTAGTGATCATCTCCCACACGCCATAACCAATACCGGTCGTATCAACACCAATGTGTTGCACATTATATTTTTCGGTGAGTAGCTTTATTTCGCTGGCCATGGCTTCAAAGTCATTCCCGCTTAAATCGACTGCTTCAAGTAAGCGGAACTTTTCACCAGGCTTCATTGGCGCACTCAAAACAGCAACGCTTGCTTTATCACCAAAGCGGGCAGGGTCAAAACCAATTACCACAGGTTTGAGTGCAAACGGGCGTTCGCACTCTAAATCAAAGTCATCCCATTTAGTGGAGTCGCCAACACAGGCCATAATTTGTTTAAGGTTAAAGGCGCTGTGGGCATCATCAATAAACTTACACATAAACAAGTTATTAAACTCATCCGTGCTGTATTCGTTTTCAAGTACTTCAATATCAATGCGGTCAAAGCCACTTTTAACCACATCGTGCACCGTAAGCATTTGTCGCCAAATACCATCGTCACACAACAGGCCATGCTTTAAGTTTTTATGGCTAACATCAATGGCAAATTCAGGGTCGTTACAGGCTTTGGTTTTGCGGTACCATTTACCATTCCAGTGGTCGTAGGCTTCATGGCTGGTAACACTTGGCGTACTAAAGTAGGTAATACGCAAATGCTTATGCGTTGCCATGGCCTGCGCCAAACCGCGCAACGTTTTATAGTTTGGTATCCAAAACACTTCATCTATATATAAGTCGCCCGACTCCGACTGAGCCGTACGCGCATTGGTACTTTTAAATATAAGCTTAACCGTTTTACCGCCGGCTAAATTAAGCACCATGGGCGAGCCGGTTAATTCAATATTAAAATGCTCACGGCACAGCGCCACAATATTGGCTTTAAATACCTCGGCTTGGTCACGGCTTGC